ACAAATGCAAATGATGACTCAACAGATTGAAGCAAGAAAAGCAAAACTGATTGCAGAGTTAACTAAAGACTTTGCGGAAGAAGAAAATAAAATTACTTCACAGTTAGATGGAGATCCATTATTGAAACTTAAATCAAGAGAGATTGATTTAAGAGCAATGGAGAACGAACGTAAAAAAGAATACGATGAAGAACGGATCAATCTAGATAAAATGAAAGCAATGATGAACAAAGATACTCAGGATGAAAAACTTGAGCAGAATGAAGATCTTGCTAAATTAAGAGCTGGAGTATCGTTAGCTAAATCTGGAATTCAACAAATGAACATATTGGATGACTAATGGCAATTACCGATATTTTATTTCCTCAAGGTAATTTTTTAAACATAAGAGCTAATGCTCCAAGTCAAACTGATTATAATATTCAAGCAACATCAGATTTAGTAAATCAATTACCAGGAGGAATTGTTAGAGACGTTATAGCTCCTGCTGCTGCTTTAGGAATGAGTTTACCTTATGATGCAATACAAGGTGCAACTAGAATTACTGAAGATGATATTAGTAGAGCAATGATGAGTGGGGCATTAACTCCAAGAGATATTGCTTCAGAGGCATTTGGTTTATCTTACTCAAGAGAAAATCCATTGTCTTCTGCTATTGAAAGATTTATGGGTGCATCACAACCCTTATCAAATAGATTATCAAATATGAATGTAGGAACAAGTGCACAAGCAGATATTCCTACTACTTTTGTCCCTTCTGAAATTTCAATTAAAGCAGCACCACAAGTTTTTAATCCACAAGCAGACTACGGACAATTCTTTAGACCACAACCAGTTGTGGATAGAAATTTATTTACTCCAATAACAGAAAAAGTTTCTTCACTTAGACAAGGAATTTCTAGTTTAAAAGATAAAGGAATTGATTTGGGTAAAATGGCAATTGCTGCAGCTACTGGTATACCTGTAGGAATTTTAAATGCATTACCTGAAAGAGATTACAGACAAACAGCATTAGAAAACTTTTATGGTAATATTGAAAATGGTACAATACAAAGTGGTTTGATGGCTGGTTATAATCCTGTATCAGGTGGACTGTTAAATATGTTAACAGGTGGCAGATATGGGGATCCAACAAATTATGGACTACAAAGATCGTATCAAAAAAGAATAGATATGATTAGAAAAAATCTAGCTATAAATAAATATAAAGATCCTGATGCTATGAGAGAAAGATTAGAACAATTAGAAGAACTAAAAAGAAAAGAAGCTGAAGCTTTACAAGCAGAGAGAGATAAAGCAGCTGCTGAATTAGAATCAAAACGTATAGGAAGACGACCTTCAGCACCTTCAGGTGGTGGAGTAAGAGATGATCAAGGAGATAGAAGTAGTGGTCAGACGGGAGGATATTCATATGACTCTGGTGGAAGACAAGGTTTTGGTTATGGACTTAAAAATGGAGGCATAGTAAACTTATTATGATGACAAAAAAGCAAAAAAAGGTTAAAAAGGTAATGAGAGAGTTCAAAAAAGGTGAACTTCCTATTGGAAAATCCAAAAAGAAGGTGAAGAGTCGTAAACAAGCAATCGCAATTGCGCTTTCTGAAGCGGGATTGAGTAAAAATAGGAGTAAATAATGAAAAAAGACCAATCAAATGAAGTTAATTTTCAAAAGTTTGTGAACAAAGACGGTTTTTCTAAAGGCGGCGTTGAAGTTGAGATGTCAAAACCGACTGAAACACAAACTCAAAAGGTAAGAGGGCAAAAAAGAATGCTTTCTGAGAAGCAAAGAACAGCTAAGTGGTACTAATTTTATGTTTCCGTGGAGTTTAGTAGGTACTGCACTTAAAACTGGCGCTGAAATTTATAAGAATAAGAAAAAATCTGAAATTATAATGTCAGAAGCAGCTATTGTGCACGCTGAAAAAATGAAACGGGGAGAAATAGAGTTTTCTGGACAGATTGCTAAGAATCAAAAAGGCGACTGGAAGGACGAATTTATTTTATTAATTTTGTCATCTCCACTTTTTCTGTTAGCATACTCTGTTTTTGCAGAAGATGAAGAAATAGGTCAAAAATTAGATTTATATTTTGAAAAACTGCAAACAATGCCGTGGTGGATAATTTCTTTATGGGTAGCTGTCGTTGGAGCTGTCTATGGAATTAAAGCTACGGAGTTAAAACATTTAGGAGGAAAAAAATAATGTTAAAAAAAGTTGATAAAAGTAAAAACCCAGGTTTAGCAAAACTACCAACTAAAGTTAGAAACAAAATGGGTTATATGAAAAGTGGTGGCAGAGTTAAAATGATGTGTGGTGGTTTAGCTAGAAGAAAAAGAGGAAAATAAAATGTCTGACCCAATTAAAGAATACAAAGAAACTAAAAAATCTAAGTCTAAAAAAGATAAAGCTAAAATTGAGTTAGCTGAAAAAATGGCTAAAAGAAAAAAGACTTCACCGAGCGATACACTTCAAACTATTAAAATTCAAGAACGATTTGATAAAGATCCAGTATCTAGAAAAACAGATTTAATAGGGGATGATGAACTTACTACAGATTATAAAAAAGGTGGACTGGTAAAATCAGGTAAACCAAAACTAGCTAAAAAGGGTTGGAGATAATATGGCTAAACTTTGTGCAAAAGGTAAAGCTGCTGCAAAAAGAAAATTTAAAGTATATCCTTCAGCATATGCTAATATGTATGCATCAGGAGTTTGTTCTGGTAAAATTACACCAGGTGGTAAGAAAAGAAAAAAGATGGCTGATGGTGGATTAGCTAGAAGAAAAAGATTTGCGTAATGGCACAAAACGGTTTAAGGAAGTGGGTAAAAGAAAAATGGGTAGACATCGGAGCTCCGAAGAAGAACGGCAAATATCAACCTTGCGGGAGATCGAAGGGGAGCAAAAGAAAATATCCAAAATGCGTCCCACTTGCAAAAGCCACACGGATGACAAGTTCGCAAAAGGCGAGTGCTGTCAGACGAAAAAGAGCTGCAGGTAATACTGGGCCTAAACCAACTAATGTAAAAACATTTGCGAAGAAAAAATGAGAACTAGAGATAAACAACCACCAAAAACAAAAAAATATTTTAGACCTACAAAATCTGGTGCAGGGATGACTAAAGCAGGTGTTGCAAGATACCGAAGAGAAAACCCAGGTTCAAAATTAAAAACTGCTGTAACCGGTAAAGTTAAACCAGGATCAAAAGCTGCAAATAGAAGAAAATCATATTGCGCAAGATCAGCTGGTCAAATGAAACAATTTCCAAAAGCTGCAAAAGACCCTAATTCAAGATTAAGACAAGCAAGAAGAAGATGGAAATGTTAGATAAAATTATATACAAATTTTTTAGTATAATAGATAATGTGTTTGAAAAAATAGATAGTTTATTTACAAAGAAGAAAAAGAAAAAATAACAAAAAGGAGAAGAGAGTGGATCCAATAATAGTAATATCTAAACTACAAAAACATTTGAAAAATCACCTTCAATCTATAGGAGATAGTATGATTGGTGGTGGGGTTGACAATATGGAAAAATACAAGTATTTACTAGGACAGGCACACGCCATACAATTAACATTACAGGAAATCTCTAACCTGCTAGAAAATAAGGAGCAAAAAGATGAGCAACGAGACAATACTAACGTCATCGAATTCGGAAAAGGAAATACCGAAGAATAAGTCAGCGTTATTAGACAAATACGAATCAGAAAAAAAAGAAGAAGATAAAAAAAGAATTGATGAAACAAATGTGGATTCAATTGTAGATGAATTACCAGATCCTTCTGGATATAGATTATTAGTTTTACCATTTACCCCAAAAGAAAAAACTAAGGGTGGAATTTTAATTGCACAAGAAACTTTAGATAAACTTAGAATCGCAGTGAACTGTGGTTATGTTTTAAAGTTAGGGCCATTAGCTTATGAAGATAAAGATAAATTTTCATCAGGGCCTTGGTGTAAAAAAGGAGATTGGGTAATCTTTGCAAGATATGCAGGATCAAGATTACCTATTGAAGGTGGAGAAGTGCGAATACTAAACGATGATGAAGTTTTAGGAACTATTAAAGATCCTGAATCTGTATTGCATCACATTTAACATAGGAAGGCACTATGCAACAAGAAGAAACAAAAGAAAATCTAGTTGATGTCGGCGAAACTGAAGGCGCTGAAATTAATTTAGATCAAGACAATGAGCAAGCAAAGGAGAATGAGAATGAAAAACTTGAAGTTGTTGAAGAGGACAATAGTGAGTCCGATAACACATCTGAGAAATCTGATGAGCAGTCTGATATTCAAGCTAGCTCAGATGAAAAAAAAGATGAAAAAGAAGACGAGTTAAAACAATATAGCGAAAGCGTTCAAAAACGAATTGCTAAACTAACTCGTAAAATGCGAGAAGCAGAAAGACAAAAAGAAGAAGCTATTGCTTTTGCTCAAGCCACTAAAAGAGAAAAAGAAAGTTTAGAAGGTAGATTTTCTAAACTGGATAAATCTTACGTTAGTGAATTTGAAAGCAGAGTAAAAAATAGTTTAGCAGCAGCTAAACAAGCTTTGAAAAGTGCAATTGAATCACAAGATGTTGATGGTCAAATTGCAGCTCAGCAACAAATAGCTACTTTGACTATGGATGAAGCAAGATTAAATAATCTTAAATCATCTCAAGCGGAACAACCAACTCAACAAAAAGAAGTTAATATTACTCCACAACAAAATGTTCAAAGTAATAGACAACCTCAAGCAGATCCTAAAGCTGAAGCTTGGGCTGCTAAAAATACTTGGTTTGGTACTGATTCAGCGATGACTTATACTGCTTTTGATTTGCATAAAAAGCTAACTGAAGAAGAAGGTTTTGATGCTCAATCTGATGAATATTATGCGGAAATAGACAAGAGAATAAGACTTGAATTCCCCCATAAATTTGATAAGGTTGAGAACAATACTGCAGAAAGAGCAAGACCTGCTCAGACTGTAGCATCCGCTAAACGTCCGAGCGCAACAGGACGCAGAAAAACTGTCAAGCTCACACCTTCACAGGTAGCAATTGCTAAAAGATTAGGTGTGCCACTCGAAGAGTACGCAAAACAATTAACCGCGAAGGAGGCATAAGCGTATGGAAAAAGATATAAACACAAAAGCTTCACGCGCGAGTCAGTCAAGAGAGAAGTCTAAAAGACCTCAAACTTGGACTCCCCCGTCATCACTTGATGCACCACCTGCGCCTGATGGATTCAGACACAGATGGATAAGAGCCGAGACTATGGGCTTCGATGATACGAAGAATATGTCAGGCAAAATCAGATCAGGATGGGAACTCGTGAGAGCAGACCAATATCCTGAAACTGACTATCCAACTGTTAAAGAAGGCAAATATGCAGGAGTCATAGGGGTTGGCGGCCTATTGCTGGCTAGGATACCGGAAGAGATCGCAAAAGCTCGTGCTGATTATTACAATCAGCAAACTAAAGATCGAGACGATGCTATTAATAACGATCTTATGAAGGAACAGCATCCAAGTATGCCGATCGACAGCGATCGACAAACTCGTGTAACCTTCGGTGGTTCAAAGAAATAATCTTTTGGTAATTTCTAAGACTGCCGATCAACTTAACTAAGGAGAAAAAACTATGGCAAATCAAGATGCTGCTTTCGGTTTGAGACCTGTTGGTAAAGTTGGTCAAAACGCTGACAACCAAGGTATGTCTCAGTATGAGATTGCTGACAATTCTAGTACTTCTATTTTCCAAGGTGACTTGGTAAAAATGGCAGCTACAGGATATGTTGACAAAGCTGATGCTGGTGATACTGCGTTGGGTGTCTTCTGGGGAACTTTCATTTCGAAAGATCCTTCGACTGGCAAACCAAAGTTCGCAAACTTTTACACACAAACAGACGTAGGTACTGGTGAGACTATCGATGCTTTTGTATACGATGATCCGTATGCAAGATTCGAAATCCAGTCTTCTGCAGACACAGAGAGATCAGACATTGGAATGAATGCTGATATTGTCTATGCTACAGGAAGTACTATTAACGGAGTGTCAAAAGCTGAGTTGGATGATACTTCACTTGTAACAACAACTGCTCAATTAAGATTAATTGGCTTTTCAAAAGACATTGAAAATGATGAAGCAGGTGCTGACAACGTGAACTGTATCGTTACAATCAACGAACACTTCTTAAAATCAACTACAGGTATCTAATAAGGAGAAATAACTATGGCGATATCAAGACAACAACTAGTTAAAGAACTAGAGCCAGGTTTAAATGCTTTATTTGGCCTGGAATATAAAAGATATGAGAACGAGCACGCAGAAATTTTCGATACAGAAAATTCTGATAGAGCTTTCGAAGAAGAAGTGATGTTATCTGGCTTCGCTAATGCTTCTGTTAAACCAGAAGGATCAGGCGTATCATATGACAACGCTCAGGAAACTTACACTGCTCGTTACACTCACGAAACAGTAGCTTTAGCGTTCGCGATTACTGAAGAAGCAATCGAGGACAATTTGTATGACAGACTTGCGTCTAGATATACAAAAGCGTTAGCAAGATCTATGGCTAACACTAAGCAAGTTAAAGCTGCAAACGTATTAAACAATGCGTTTAATACTAACTTCCTAGGTGGAGACGGTGTAGAACTTTGTTCTGCAGTGCACCCAACTATCGCGGGAACTTACTCGAATGAGTTAGCAACTTCTGCTGACTTAAACGAAACTTCTTTAGAGCAATCTCTAATCGACATTGCTGCGTTCACAGACGAAAGAGGTTTAAAAGTTGCTGCTAGAGGAATGAAGTTAATCATCCCAAGTGAATTACAATTCACAGCGGAAAGATTAATGAAATCTTCTGGAAGAGTTGGTACAGCAGATAACGATGTAAACGCAATTGCATCTATGGGTATGATCCCACAAGGTTATGTAGTAAACCACTACTTAACTGATACAGATGCGTTCTTCATCAAAACTGACGTGCCAAACGGTATGAAAATGTTCGTAAGATCACCTATCAAAACTTCAATGGAAGGTGACTTCGATACTGGTAACGTAAGATACAAAGCTAGAGAGAGATATTCTTTTGGATTCTCTGATGCTAGAGGTATCTTCGGATCACCAGGCGCATAATAAATAGAAATTTTGAGGCGGAACACAATTCCGCCTCAATTTGAAAATAAAAGGTGTAGTTATGAAAAAATTCCTAGTAAACATTTGGGCTTATGACCATCACGGTAAATTCGAAGTTGAATGTGAAGACAACCCAATTTCTCTCGAAAAAGCAATAGTTGACAAAGTAGGAGAAAGTAGTGTAAAGTGGGAATATCTCGGAAGCAATTATTCTTCTGAGTTAAATAGAATAACCTATGAGGAGGTTATAAATGATGCAAAAACATCTGCAGGATCTATACAAACAGAAAAAAGTATTGGATCTACAATGGGAGCAGGAGCATCTTAACGAGGGTAGATATACCCTTAATATGGTCAAAATAGACCATAAGGTAAGAGAAGTGATTAACCATATTAAAATGGCAGAAGCAAAAGCTGCTCATTTAGATAATAAGGTTAATGAAGTAGCTCCCCAAGTTTCAGTAGCTTCTTAAAGAAAAAGCTACATCGTTGGAAAAATTCCACTCCGCACCGTAGGCCCTCTTGCACTCTACTAAAAATTAATATATAATTTAACCACTATACATAAATAATCGGTACAGACGCGTATAGTCGACTGCCTAGAGACTGTATCAATATAACTAGGAGGATAACACTATGGCAAATACTACGTTTACGGGGCCAGTCCGATCGGAAAATGGTTTCCAAGACATAACTAAAAACGAAACTACAGGTGCAATTACATCTAATGCTGCTTATGGAAAAGCAATTAGAGGTGGTGTGCAACAATTATCAGGTGCAGGTGCAGCTGATACTACTAACCTTATCACAGAGTTAACT